AGTTGAATTCTGAGTTTCTTACTCTAACGAAAGCGTATTGTGAGCTGATGGTTTCTTCTGAGTTTAATCTAATGTTAGTTAAAGCGTCGAAGAATTTTCTTGAATTCTGATCATTAGTGTTTGAGCTTGTGCCGGTTGCTGAGGCAATACTTCCTGTTTCGAGAAGTATAGTTCCGATATCTGGTAAGAAGTACCCTCTTTCTGCAGAATTAACAACTCCCCCACTAATACTTCCTGATACTAGTTTATAGACTCTTCCTGCATCACCAAATACTGCTGCTGCGAGTGTTGAGCTATTATCAATAAACTTCCCATTATCTGTCGTGATCTCAAAAGTACCTGGGAGTAGTTTCTCTCTGTATCTTGCTCTATCAATAGAAAGTACGTAAAATTGATCTAAAGTTAGTCCGTCTAAAGAAAAATCAGCTTCTTCATTACCTAATACTAAAGTTCTATATTGACCGTATAATACTGAGGTTGGAGATTTCCCATTAACTGCGCTATTAAATAATACGGATCCAGAGCCTTGTTTGTTAGCGTAGGAGATCGAGAATTGTACTGCAGCGTTGGTTAAGTTTGATCCTGTTTGGTATACGTCTACATAATACTGATTGTTTGCAGAGTACTGTGCAGAAGCAGTGTAGAACGTTGATAGAGTAGGAGCGCCAGTTGACCATACTGGTGCTGTGATTGACTCAGCACTCACTGTTATATCATCGATATCAAATCTTTTAAATGACATATGCTATTATAGTTTAGTGATGGTTATTGGTACAGTAATTCTTGCTCCTGAGTCTCTTCCGATAATAGTCATCGAAGTAGTCAATGTATTACGAGTGCCGAATAATGTATTTACTGTCGTAGCAGTAAAGTTTAATGTGGTTCCGATTACTGTCTTAGATACGTTAGTACCTAATGTAGTAGTTTGATTTAATCTCTGAGCTTCGTCAGTGTTAATTCCTGCTCCGGTAAATGCTGCTGCTACTCTAGCGTCTGCAATGGTAAAGACGTAGCCATTTGTTTCAGTAGTATTACCTCCTCCTAAGTAGTTTAATGTCTCAGGAGTAACTGCTTGAGATTGACCTTGCTTCAATGAAATGCTTGCTACAGAAGCTAGGATTGGTAGTCTAGCGGTACCTCTTGGTAAGGTAGTAAGTTTATACTTCATTACTTGTGTCTCATCAGGAAATGCTTCTAACATCGGCATGTTTTCAATAGCTTCACCGTAGTACGCTGAGCCTGATGGATGTTGTGGATTGTAAAGTGTGTAGTCGATTTCATCATCTGCTAGAGCAAATTGAGTGATACGGAATGAACCGTCTCCTCTAGCTAAAAGCTCTCTACCTTTTTTAGTGAGAATAGCATCTACTGTTACTACTGAATTGTCTAAATATCCCATTGCAATGATTTTAGTATATATTATAAATATGCTGTTAAATTATTCCTGTTCGTCTAAGGTCTGTTACGATTCTACTTATTACAGTGTCCGCTTCATCTTTCATTTCTTTTGGTCGAATAATACCTCCAGTAGTTGCACCAGATGGCTTAATTGTATTAAGTATAATAGATTTACTATCTCCAACATACCTTCTTAGTATGAAGTTTTCAATATTTACGTTTGTATCAACGTTCCTATCAAAAGTAACAAATACTTTCCCTGATTTTGTGACGTTAGTTACAGTGAAAGTTTCTGATTCCTTTCCATCGAATCTAAACTCATCTCCGATCTCAACAGTAAACGGTAAGGATGCATCTTCAAATGCACTACCTACACTAGTTTCCTGTACCCTTGTACCGTAGACAGAAGCGAGTTGCGCGGAACTTGTTACTGAATTACCGGTTGCAGATCCAGTTGTCCAAATTCCGGTTTTAACGACTTTAATTTTAGAGGCTGGTGTTTGTACTAAATCGAATTCTGCACCTGATCTTATACTACCGAGAGCTCCGGCAGTTGAAAATGCACGTACTCGTACATCGTCGCCCGATGCAAAATACCTGTACCCGGTATTTAATTCGAAAGCTTGCTGACTGGTTGCAGGAACTTCTACTGTCTTTTCAGCGATTGGAACACCGTTGTTTTCTATCTTAATTGTAAAGTCGTGAGCAAGTGTACGGTCGTTCTGAAGAGTTGCGTTAAATCTAAAATTGATCTGAGCGTCTGTATCTGCTCCAAATGTATAAACGTCTAGAGTAGTACTTTCGAAGTTTCCTGTAGCGTCGTAAGATCCAATTAGCTCTACTGTTGCTTCGACCGGAAATGCTTGAGGGCCTGTAGTAGTTGATGCAAAACTATAATCTGTAGTATTAAACGCAGATGGGAAGTCGATTGAGCTTGTAAAGTTCCCTAATGTTGTTTCTGTTCCTAAAATATACGCTATTCTGGACCCTGCTCTAAATACTCTCTTCTCCCCGTTAAGACTTCTCATGTTAACACCAGTTGCAGTTGGGTCGTCTAGTGTTATAATTATTTCAGATTTATCTACAAAATTCTGTTGAACTGTCTTGTATGAGATTTCAGAATTATCTAAAGGTATTTCATTTCCTAGTAAGTCGGTTAGGTATTTTAACTGAACGATTGTCTTATTGTGTAATTCTGGTGTTGTTAACTGGGCACTTGAAAAATAAGCGAAGTAGGCAGAATCGTACTCTACTGGTTCTAGTCCTGTAGCTGTGCTTTTAGTATTAACGTCTGTAGCTTTATGCTCACTACCGTCGTACCTGATGTTTGTATAACTAGCTGCTCCATACTTTCCTGCATCTAGTTCAGGTTGTGCTGCTGTAGTGTTTACTATTGCAGAAAGGTTAGATGGGTTTAATTGTGAGTTATTCCTATCAACGATTTGGAAAGAAGTAGCTTTTTGACCTTCAACTGCATTACCTAACAATGCGTCGTATTCGCTGTTTTTAAATTTGCCGCCGACGTAGGGAGTGAGTACTACACTATCACTGCTACTTCCTGTTGGAGGAGTACCGTGCTCTTGTTGTATCGTAAGAAAAAAAGCATTAGAGTCTTCAGGATCTACAATGATCTTTTTTACCCGATACGCATAAAAAGCATTAGCATGCTGTACGTAGATAGTCTGTACATTGGGAATCTGTCTGATAGAGTTAACTCCTCCTAATGATTCTCTATGTATTCTAATATTAGCTACGCCGTCGCCTGAGAATAATCCTGCCATCGTCTTAAATTTTATGGTGTTGGTGGTGGTGATCCACCGCCAATAATTTCTGAGTTGTTAGTTGGGTCATCGTAGTAATATACTCTCATCTCTCCGGATACTAATGCTCCTGAGGCAAAATTAGCAAAACTTGTGTAAATTGAAGCACTGTAGCTTAATTCAGGTTGATTATAAGATAGGTAAATATTTCCGGGATTCAAACTTTGAGTAGTAGCAGTTATAACACTTCCTCCTAATTCACCGTTAAATTGAGGTAAGTTCCCATCAATAATCTTATTTACAGATCCAGATAAAGTACTAAAGCTAGCTGTATACCCTGTAGCTACGTTTGAAGAAATAACTCCACCTTCTGATCCTGTCATAAAGGCAGTATCAATAGAGCTAGTGTATTCGGGTCTAGTCCAAGTTGGAGTAGGTGATTTTACTTTTGATCTATTAAGAATGTGAGGTTTTATTGTTACCCCTGTTGTAGTAACTCCTCTAGCAGGTACAAAGTCTTTGACCATCTTAAAGAGCTGGTTATCAAAGAATTTGACCAGTCTTACAAAATCAAACATATCGTATCTATCAGATCCTGATAGTGCTGTAGTAGCTATATTATTTAGATTAACATAGCTGCCTGAGCTTAATGATGTAGGATCGCCAATGTAATCATCAATATTAAATCCACTAGGGTAACTTCCTGTAATTTGATTCTCAATATAGGTATTCAGGTATTTGGCAGGAGTAAACGATACGTCTATTTGGTGAGAGTCTTGAGTATACTTTTCATCATTGTTCTGAATCGATACGTACTGACTTAGTGTGTTTCCGCTCACTAAGCTACCTGTGTTATCTAATCTAATCTTATCAACAGTCTCAGCTCTATTAAAGAAGTAATCATCTTCCTTATATCCTCCAACTTCAGTAATCTCTAATGAACCGGAAGGAATACCGAAACAGTTAATAAGAGCTCTCAATCCTCTTTCAGTACCTTTGGTCTTAATAAGGTATGGAAGGTTGTGGTAGATTCTCTTATATGTTTCTGATAGGATGTCTTTATCCGGTGTAGGATCGTTTGATGCAGTAACAAAGGTGTTGATCTGCTCTGAGCCACTTTGGTAGAATTCTCCGATGAAGCTTGCAGCTAGGTTTGATACTGAGAAGTTTGATGTGTAAAGTTTTACGCCAAACGACTTAAGTACGTCCCTAATCAGATCCTTTGAGACACCAACATTAAGACGATTATCTGCATCGTATTTATCAGTCATTGCCTTTGAATAGATCCAAAGGTTATCGAAATGCTGTCCAATCATATCTAGGAATAGATTGTATGGAGCATTAGAAGAATCTTCTCTAATAAATTCCGGTACTGTGTAAGTAAGTCTGCTTTCGTTTAACTCATCGTATAGAGAGGCTGAAGCTATCTGTTCATTAAACCAGCTTGTAGAGTTTGATACAGTATCGTTTATATAAGGAATGTTAGCATTGGTCTTAGGCCAAGCTTTACTTCCTGATTTGAAATATAAGTACTTCTCGTAATCGTCAAACTTAGAGATGATCCCTTTAGTGAGATTGTCGTACTGTGGTTGGTACGTTGTGGAAATTGAAGCGCTGTAGTTATACTGCTCTAACAATCCCATCTTATAATGGAAGTTACGTACCCTCTCTTCAGCAGAGCTAAAGTGAATAAAGTTTTCGTAATCTGTATAATCAATACTTAACTCAACACCGCTTGATGATAGTTGAGTAATAACTCCGTGCAGTGAACTGGTTACATCGTATGAGTATAAATCGTTATAGTCAAAATATTCTGTAGGCTGCACCCTTTCTTCCCCGGTATCTAAATTAAAATTAGCTCCTCTTAAAGTCGGATATACGGGAGCATCGGGAATGAATTCTGCTTGTATCTCAAAAACTATACTATCCGAGACTATTTCGTCAAAAGTAAACCTTGATTTAGTAGCGTAAGCCGATGGAAGTGGTTCGTAAAGTTTTACTAGTACTGAGTTGTTTATATCAATATTCAGACCTATTAAAAGATCATTGCCGCCGAAGTTTAATCTAAACTCGTTAAAATAAGCTCCTGTCGAAATACCGGCTTTAATTTCGTTAACTAAAGCAGTAGCATCAAAAGTAGGACTTACTGGAAGTACTCTTAATTCAGTTCTGTTAGCAGATATCTCTTGGATGAAGAATTCTTCTGGTGAGATGTTACTTAGGAAGTTATAGAGTAACTTTACGTCACCCTGATCGTATCCGGCTTGAAGAGCGTCTCTCTCAGGATCAATAGACAGGTTTGCACCGTTTTCAGCTCCTTGAAGCTGTTGTGCACCTCTGTAATTTAAGTTAGAATCTAAAAGTGTACCGTCTAATCCGTATATATGGAGTTCGATGTTATGATTAGATTCATCGTACGCGGAATTAATCTCAAAAGAATCTACTACTGAGCGATCTTGTGCAGAGTAATTTTCATACCCTACTCCGTCTAACGTGGACTGTAGTACTGTGTAATTAATTTCCGCCATTTGCTAAATTAGTATTAAGCTTTGTGTTCTCAATATTTGCTTCTAGTAACTGTTGCCTTAGTTCCGATATTTCATCTAATAGTGGCTGTATTGCTTCGTTGTCAATATCAACATCTACGAGCTCAGAACTTCTAGTTATCAGGTATTCATGAGAGTTTGATTCTCCGTTTATCGGTATCTCTAAGTACAGTTTATCATATAATCTAAAAAACTCTCCGACTGTATCTGTATCTTGTTCAGGTACAGGATCAGCGAATGCTCTAAACTCTCTATCTACTATCTTAGAAAGTCCTTCATTACTGTATACTGTTTTCTTAATTTGAACTTTCTGATTAGCCATTTCTTACTACCTTAAATACTAAATCTTCATCGATAACGTTTGTTGATCCGTCGATTTCAGATTTAATTAAAACTCTATAGTATCTTTCAGGTTCTAGACCTTCCATGTACATGTCAAAGTAATTACCGGTACTGTTTCTACTAATCTTAGTAAAGTTAGTGTCAAAGTCAATAACCATCTCCTCAGTGTTCTCATCTCGTAACCCCCAGTAAGATGAGGTGGGTAAGTAATAGTTTGCTAAGTATGCAGACGATGTTGCAAATGTGCGTGTTGGGTACTTTGGGCGGACGTGTAGGTTGAATCTCTGTCTACCAATATCCGTGTATTTACCTCTATTGTTTTTTACCTTTATTACAATATTAGGATCCGATACTTCATTGAGTGTTGAATCGTTCGTAAAATCGTCCCATTTAATCTCTAAATGAGGAGGGTAAATAGTATGTGTATCGTTACCAAAGTACCTTAAATACAGTTGACGGTCTGTTTGGAATTCTAAACTATCTTCTAACTTAACTAAGAATCCTGCGTTTACTATTTCATTGGCATAGTGTGCTTGAACCCCTTTTGTAATATTAATATCTACGTCGTGTGTAGAGTTAACGGCGTGAGATTGACTCATTGAAGTAAAGTCGTAGGATCCTGATCCGGTATACCATACACCTCCTACTGTAGAGGAAGCGGTATACGATGCTGTAGTATCCGTAGCGATGGACCAGCTTGTTGATTGATCTGCATCAATAAATTCCCAAGATACTCCTGAGGAGTTTCTAGGAACATCTCCAAATTTTCCGTTACCAACTACCCATGTGCTTCCGCTTGCATAGACTGGGTAAGCTTCTAATGTGTATCTTGTTGGTAGTTCGTTTGCGCTAGCTAACATTAATCTCAATGAAGCACTAAAATCTGTTGCTGCCCTACCGGAAGATGATACGTAAGTTTCTAATACGTTTGATACTTCAGTAGAATCAAAAGCAATAAGAGATCGGTTAACAAAAGTAGCAGCACCTTTGTAGTACGAAGCGATCTCTAAGATCTCGTCACGACCGGTATTCATATTTCCGTATTCGGAATATATAGTAGCGTCTTTTTCAGGAAAAATTTTAAATACTGCCATCTTATAATGTTGTTATTCTACCTTCAATATCACTATTGGGAGTTCTTAATTCAAATATACAAGGATCATAAGAAGGGTACACTATGTTATTCTTAGTTGCTCCTTTAATATCGTATGCATATTGTGAGTACGTACCGCCTACTTTGTTGACGATTTCGATACCCTGTACAGTCTGCACTCCTTTAATTCTATCTAATAAACTGTAAATGGTTCCAATGTTAATCGGTTGATTAATACTCCATTTTCTAATATCGAAATGCTCTTGTAGGGCTTGAGTACATCTCAAGAGTACTTCTCTTCCAACTGCTCCAGGTCTTAATACAATATCGTATTTTATTCCGATGTTAACAATAAAAGCATCTTTAATGTTAACTGCATCCGTTAGCATGCGGTATTGAGAGATGTATTGCTTAAGGTTCTCTTTTATATTAGAACTTGCTGTTATTAGCTTTCTATCATTGTTGTATGCTAATACATACATGGATAATGAAAGAGGATTACTGTCAATAATATTATCGGTAGTAGACTTAGTACTTGTTAATTGATCTTGTAGTACGTGTACTTTAGCTACTGATCCAAACTTACTAGGCATTGATAATGCTCTTACAATATAGTCTTCTCTAGTAACTGCTCTTAATTGCTCTGAATAAGCTTTTAATGAATTTTGTCTAATCTCTTCAGCTGTATCTCCATCTTTACCTCCAGAGGCTGCTCTAGGGTTATTGTAAGCTATTGTTGATGCTTGAGATGTATCAGTGCCTGTGGCAGTTGCTTGATTAACTACTGTGGTGACTGTATTAGCAGGTACATTTGATTCTACTCCACCTCCTACTAGGTACCTGATAGTCAGAGTACTATTTGAAGGAGCTAGTCCGTATGTACCTGTAAACATAAAGTTTGAAGGATCGTAAGCTACATCGATCTTACTTATCCCGTTACCTGTTCCCAATCCTACGTTTGTAGGGTCTGGTGTGATTACTGAATCGTCTTGACCCGTAGTACCTGCACCAAACTGAAGTTGTAGATTACCGGTTGAGGTAAACCTAGTTACGAATCTACGCGGTACTTTCTTTAGTGAAAGTAGATATGGAGCGAGATTCTTATCAGAGCTTGCGTTAGCAGTTTCTTCGAAGATTGTGTCTTGAGCTAGGTAAGGTACTTCGTACCAGTCATTAGCACCGTCGCTTACATCTAATATTCCGATGATGTTAGAATCTTCTAGAGTGATAGTCTTAAATCTCTCTGGTGATCCTACCGATACTGTCTTAGTTTTAACTTCTCCAGAGAATGCTTTGACTGTCTTCTTTAATAAGAATGTGTTGATAGTGTTTCCAGATGAAGCATAAACAGATACTTCTGTAGGGCTGTATGAGCTTGAGAATCCAAAATTAACTTTTTCATCAATAAAGAATCGAGCTTGACCTGCTGCTGTTGATTCTAATTGAGTATTCTCGGGAATGACTAAAGCCTGGTCCCAGTTGGGTACGTTGCTTCCGTTTGATGCTACTTGTTGGAATACATCAATATCAACAGTTGCTGCTGTTGATATCTTTGGACGGTAACCCATCATATAAGCTAAGCTGTATAAGTTACCTGGTTCTTGAGCATACTGGAGTAATGTCTCCTGTAACTGGATGTCTTGGTAAAATGATAGTACGTCCCCAACGTACGCTGCCATCTCCATAAACATCATACCTGGTGATGTTGGGGAGAAGTCATTGTAGGTATCCGGGAAATAGTTCTTAGCGTAGTCAATCAACTGTTGACGGAAATCGCTAAAAGTCTTATTAACGTACTTAATGTCTCTTTCTTCTGCCATTATACTTCAAAGTTAATTGCTACTTCGTCTTCTATATTCGTTTCTGATACAGCGTACCTTAATTGGAACTGTACTATGTTTTGATCTGGTGCTGAGTCTAGTGTTAGGTTTCTAACAATAACCCTAGGGAAGTATAACTGTAGATTCTCTAAGATTAGTTCTCTAATCTCGTCAATCTTATCCTGTGTAATGTTTTCAAAGAGTAGATTTCTTAATCCTGCACCGAAGTTAAGATTGAATACTCTCTCATTCTTTCCTGTTAGAAAGAAATTAATAAGGTTGTTTCGGATAGCATCCTTAGTTTGGTACGTAGAATTGAAAACAGCTCTACCTGAGAACGGTAAAGCTACTCCAACAGCTTTTCTTGGCTGTAAATCTAGCGGGTCAATTTTACGTGGATTGTATGCCATTATACTCCGAATCTTTCTTTATCCTTCTTTATAGAAGTGTTTACGATTGCTGCTGCTTTGTTTACAAATCCTAATTGAGATAAATCTAAACCTGTCTTAGGAGCTGATGCTACTGCTTGAGCTACTGCTTCTGGACTATCTGATACTGGTTTTACAGCTCGTCCTTGAGGCATAAAGGTAGCTCTATTAAAATTTTGAGCCATTTGAGCTCTCATATTACCGCCATCTCCGTTAATGTTTCGGAAGTCTTCTGATGTCATGTTGTTACGTGTTTCGTTGAGAGCGTCTAAAATAGGGTTACCAGTTTTAGGAGGTATTCCTTGTCCGCTTTTTACATTGTTCTGTGGTGGATTAGGAGGTCCAGGGTTTGTAGACGCTTCAATAATTTCACGAAGGTCTTCTGTGAGGACTTCTCTTACCGCTTCCTTGATTAATTCTTTAAATTGAGATGCTTTCATAGTTATAAATAGTTTTACTGTAGAAGTTTGTCTACTTCAAACTTGGCTTCGTCTATTAATATTTTTGTTGTTGCTGAGAATGATTTATTTCCTACTACAGATCTTTCACCTTTGCTGTTAATTGCTACGGCGAATCTTCGAGTAAGCTTACCTACTTTCTCTTCTTCTATTTTGATTTGATACCCTCTATACTCTTCTTCAAGAGGGTTTTCGTTGTTTTGTTTCTGTTGACCTTCGATCAAAGCAGCAAACTCAGGACTCTCTTCAATTGCTCCTTCAGAGCATTTCTCTATCAGTTCGTCTAACTCTGCTAACTTAGTGAGGATATCTTGAATAGTTTCATTTACACCATCAATAACCTGGGTTCCGTTTCTTACCTCTTGTTTAAAGTCTCTGACTTTGTCTTTTAAGAACGCTAACGTATCTCCAAAAGTTACTACTAAGCCTGCAGTGGTTGCAATTCCCGGTATGGGAAGTAGTTTTAGAGTGGTTATAATGATTTGAATAGTCTCAAGTATAGGAGGTAGCTTCTCTAAGAAGTTACTCAGAGGTTCTACTTTCTTATTTAAAGTTAGGAGCGGTTGTCTGATTTGCTCTCTAATGGCAAGTATACGTTCCAGCTCTGCAGGAGTTGGACATGGTGCGTCTTCGACAGAATCAGGAATATATTCGTCAACTAAACTGTTTATACGATCTTCAGCTTTCTGCCTAATCGTATGCTTGTTTTTGATGATAATTTTATATAAACCATCTAACGCCATTACTCAGTATATGTTTTAGTTGATTTAAGTTTTTGTAGTCTGGTAGATAGTGAAATAGCTTTTGTAGATAAGCTTACTCCTGCATCTTGTACTGATATGATAGGTCCTCCTGCATTTGCTGCGCTTAACATACTCTTACCTAAGTCTACTAGTTCGGATAAAAGATCTTTAAGTAACTCTACTGTATCATCTCCTTTTAGTACGGGCTGGGTGTTCTTCTCTCCTAATTGAATCTTAGGAGCGTTAATACCTATATTTGAAATTCCCTCTAAATATACATCAGTAGATTTTAATCCTATTTGATTAGCTGCAGTTCCTAATATACTATCCCTACCGTTTAGCACCACCCTGTTACTATTTGCTAAGAATTGACTTTGTTGATATATGTCAACTCCTTGCGGGGCAAATAAAGAGAATGTCTGTGAGGGAGTTAATTTAATCTGTTGATTGGAGGTTAAGTATAGAGATGAAAAATCTTCATTTACGTCTTCCGTTATTGTTGAAAAACCTTCATCGGTAGATACTTGACCGTTACTTAAGATTGTGATAGGACTGCCCTGCTCTCCTACCCAGGGAGTCTTATTAGGTATACCGGTTGAGAATCTCAAAGATTGACCTTGCCTACCTTCTACTATAATATCTCCTTCAAAAGGACGCATTGGATTAATATCTGCTGCTTCTTGAAAATCATCTCCTAACTCGATATCTTGATCCGTATTGTCTGGGAAGCCGTTGTGGTGTGGGTGGTTCCAGAGATTTATGATATCTAAGTAGTAGTTCTTTACGTTGCTCGAAGACTCATCTAAAAGCTCAGATGGTGAACTTATTACTAATATAATCTCATTCTTAAGAGGTATGTGCTTAATATGAGATTGTAATGGAAAAGCGATAGGTAGGTTTTGAGAATTGTTCTCATCGATATCTCGATTCAATACTCTGTACTTGACTGCTCCGATGGATGCCCATCTCCCGTATCTTTCAAATTCAGGATGACTATTGTCTAGAATAACATCTACAACTCTTGCTGGAACTAGTATTTCAGTTCGAGCAACATTTTTAGCGGTCTTTATTATAGACCTTAAGTTGTAATTGTATCCTGCCATTATTCCCCTTTCTTAGGCTCTTCTTCTACTCCTTCCATTTGCTCTAAGATTTGAGCAAGTTCTTCAGCTCCTAATTCGAAACCTGCAGAGTCACCGCTCTTAGATGCATTTTCCATACGCTGCACTACAGCGAGCATATCGATCAAGTGCTTATCGTTTTTAACGCCAATTTCTAGGTAGTTGGCAATCATAGGAACAACAAGAGTAGCGTCTCCTATGTTTTCAATAAGAGGTTTAAGTTCTCCGATGAGAGTGTTGATCTGTTTTTCTTTCTTTTTAGAATTACTATAGATCTCTTCCAGTACATCAGAAAAGGATTTGCTTTTAAAAAGTGTTTTATCTAAACTCATTCCTTTTTCTTTTATAAATAGATTAGTACTTTTTTAGGTCAATAAAACCTTTCTCGTATAAATCGTTGTAAATAAGGTAAAACTCTTCTTTAAGGACACTGATGACTTTAGTTAAGTACGGAGTCTCTGTACCAGTCATCTCTCTAATATAGATATATAAAGCTTTCTTCTTGAAGATATCAAGATCGTTACGCTTTCTAAATAAGGTAAGTACAGCATCAGCAATCTGCTTATCTGATTCTTTCGAGAATAGGTCATCTAACTTACCGTACATTTGATCAATGTACATATCAAACACTTGTTTTAACGTTATAGCGTGAGGATGTACTTCAGGTGTATTTAAATCGTAACTACCCTCCCATACATCCATAGTAGTTTGCTGTTTAACACGCTTATAATTCTTATTGTTGTAGTTGATAAGGTGACGCTTAACAATGGTTCCAAAGTACGAATATGCTTTTGCTCCTCTAGTTGGATCAAACATATGTAACTTTTCTTCTACTAACAAGGAAACGACCTCAAGTTTTAAATCCTCGAGATCGTCTACATCTGTATAATAGAATTTGAAAGTGTGAATAATGTTTTCTGCTAGCTTATATAAAGGATAATATATCCTTTCGGTAAAAATCTTATCTCTAAAGACGTGATCCTTTGAATTATTATAAGCTACTATTGCATCTTCTGTTTCTTGTGTAAAGTAATTAGCTTTGCTCTTCTTTCTGCCCATTGGTTTCACTAATATTGAACTCATCAAGTATTCTCTGGATTTCTTTTATACCGTTAAAGAAGAATCCTACTTCATCATCTGACTGGAAAGACCCTTTTTGATCCACCTCTTCAAGTTTCTTTGAAGATTCGCCGATAATCGTTGTGATATTCTCGATGTAGTTTTGTTGATATTGTGCTATGTCTTCGTACTTCTCTACTTTTCTCATAAGATTCCAACTAAAGAAACCGAATACAATTAGTAATATAGTGAAAATAATTAAGATAACCAACATTTTTAAATATTTTTTATAAAATTAGTAAGACCTTCTGAAGATTTTACTGATTTACCGTTAGAGGCTTTTGCTTTCTGAGTGTTAGGTGTTGTTTTTCCACCATTAGCTTTCCATATATCGTACTCTACCTTGGATGCCATGTAGTCTGACATGTGTAAAACGTTAACGATGTTAGTTCTCATACGAGAATCTGGGTTGTAGCTAAAGAAATATGGTTTATTTCCTTCATCAAAGATACCATCGTGTAGTTTTATGCCTAAATACTCCTTCTGACTTACTTGGATATTAAATTTCTGTAGTAGGAATAGTGAGCGATCTGGTATCATCATGAAATCCAACTCTGGATTAGGTCTATACATCTCATTCATCTTATCTCTACGCCAGTTATCGGTCTGTTCCAAGTATCCAGCACTGTTTCCATCGCCGATCTTACCTAAATCATGGAAAAGAGCAGCAAAAACAAGTTCTTCTTCGGTAAAATCAATAGTACCTCCCATTGAAGACCAGAATTTCGTCATTTTCACCGCAGTTTCTACAACTCTATTAACATGATCCACATATCCACCAGCAAAAGCATTGTGATACCAAGATTTTCCACTAGCAGGTGACATTACGTAGTTTTCTCCTAGTGAATCTATCATCGCAACTACTTGATCCCTACGTTCAGAATCAATATACCGGTTGATAATAGCAATATGCTTGTTATAGCCCTCTAAAATCTGTTCAGCACTAAGCATACTATTTAAATGTTGTAGTTTCCCGGTTCAACATAGTTTGAAGATCCGACAACATAGTTTTAGCTCTTTCTAATTGATCAAATACTTGTTGACGATCATTCAAAGATACAGCTCGGTCTATATTATTCATAATAGACTCAAGTCTTGTAACTTTATTTTGGAAAATTTCTTTATTTCTCATAATAGTTAACTAATTATTATTCTTTTATATTAATATTAATATTTTAAATTATATTATATACTATCTCTTTAATTATATCTTTAAGTTATATAAAATATTTCGGGGAAGCAACTGTTTTAGTAAAAAAGTTTTATCCGCGCCGCGAGCGCGCAAAAAGTTGACACGCGCATAGTTAATAAATTACAAGATCGCCTACCTTAAACGGTTCGGAGACTTCCAATAAAGTCTTCATTGCTAGTGACATCGGAACTTCAAAGAACTCTCGAGAAGATCCTTGTGAAGAATCTCTACGGTATTGAGCTAGTTGTTTATGCATGAGTGTTTCCACGGTATAGTCTTCGGTCACCGGCATTGCTGCCTTAAGGTACCATTCATCCACGGTACCGGCACCGTTGATGCCTTTTATCCGGCTTGTAGGTGTGACTGCCTTGCCGATCTTAATAAGATCCGGATAAGCGTTATTAGTTAGGAGGTATACCCACCCTCGGTGTTTTTGTTCGGTAACCTTTTTAGAACTTTGTTCTATCTTACCAAATAAACGTACCCAAGAGAAGGTTCCTGTCTCGTGATCGAAAGGCATTTCGACTTCAACCTCATATTCTGGTGCGAGGAGGTGAAGGAGGTTCTCTATAGGTGTTCTAGAATTATCTTTAGCGTAAGAAATAAAGCTCTCAGTATATTGCTCAATATAGGGAATATCTGGGAGGTTATCAAAGGAGGTACTGGGATAGTATAGAGTCAAGATAGACTCAGATTCTAACTCAATAGCTTTTTCTATATTAATCTTATCTCTTATCATTTTCCTATAGTTGTTTTAATGAAGTTATATAGAAAGACCAATAAAGCGATAGGCCATAATAGAGTAGTTGTGATTCTCTCCATTGTGCTAAACCTAACTTCCTCTTGCTCGAGAAAATCTACTATCTTATCAAATAGAAAATTGAATAGTACGCCTGTTGTGACGTAGATAAAAATTGCATTAATCATAACCGTTTTATTTAATACTTAAATATACGAATTAATCTTCGTATAGGCAACTCTCATCTAAAGAAAGTTCCTTAAGTATAGACTGGATCTTAGCACACTTCTCATATTCCTCTAATGATTCAAAGTAGGATCTCATCTCTACTAGAGCGTAAGCGCTTTCATGCTGTTCAAACCTTTTAGCTTCGGTAATGAAATCATTATCATACTCATCGAATCTTTCTAAGAAATGATATAGTCTATTAAAGTACTTACTCTTAACACTCTCCTCTACTCTCTCAAATTCCTCCTTGTAGTGACGGGTATACATCTCTCTAACGATGTAGAAATTCTCTACACCTCTAATAACTGACCCGAATAAAAGGTAGGGATGCTCCAAATAATCACTTAGAGCTTCAATCATACCTGCTCTCTCCAAATCCTCACCGTCGGAGTAATCGAACATATCAAAGAAAGAAGGGTCTAATGGTTTCATGTTTATAAATAGTAATATATCTCAATATATAAATATATATTTTAGTATAGTGAAAAATCTGCCAAAATTTTTTCCTTGGGTTTTCTTGATTCTTACCCAAAAAGTTCTTATATTATTACTGTAACGGGATTTGGTACCGAACGTTCTTTGACTTAAAGAAAAATATTATGGAAATAACATCATTTATTTTAGGTGTATGTGCTGTCATTGTACTACTAATG